CGTGTTGCTGTTCGTGTCTTAGGTTGGCTCTCAGCGGGTCGATTGTCAAGTGCGTCTACCTCTTCCCCACTATCAACCGTAAAGAGACCACAAATAGCGTATTTTCTCGCGTAGGAACTAGCTAAACCGCTAATTTGTGCAGCGTCCATGCCTTTCTTTTCATCTTCTTCACGGGCATAGGCTACAGAGGTTACTGTTTCCTCGCAACCGTCAACGTAGAACGTTACTGTTGCCTGTGTGTAGTAGCGCTCACCAATAAGAACAACGTTATCAGTCATGAAGTAACCGCATTTGTATTTTTTGCATAGCGGTTTGAGGGCTGCGTTAATGCTCTCTAGGTTTCGGAACTTGTATTTACCGAATGCGTTGTACTGGTCTTTTGGTACGTTTAATTCCTCTCTTACATCGCTTAGAACTGAATAAACTTTTGCCATAGTGCCACCTTTCAACGGTATGTATACCCCCCCCGCCCTTTGCGAGGGGGTTAATTGACTAGTTACTCTTTAACAAGGTAGATAGTTTCGGCGCTTTTTTGCCTCATATTATATTTTGCCATTTGATTATCTCTGAGTAGGTAGTCTGGTGCAGCAAAACCTACGCACTTTAGATAATCTACCAGCTCCATTTTTGTTTTGAAAGACTTGCCAAGATAAACACGCTCAACCTCGTTAGTAAATAGGTTCTTTGCGTTGTAGTAAGCTGTCCACTTCATTATTGTTACCTTTCTGTCGTGTCGGGAACTCTCTTTGTTTCCCTTTGTTGATTATTACTATATGCCTTGTGTTGCTCTCTGTCAACAACAATTTTATAGAAATTTTCCTACATATTTTCTACACAAAAATACCCCGCTAGCCTCGTTAACTAGCGGGGTTACGCACGGCGGAGGAGTAGACCGTGTGAGAACAGTATACACTAATTGAGCGTTTTAATTGCGCCCGTTTCATCTGTTGAGACGCTGAGTGTACCGCTCTTTACTACGCCGTCTGTATCGACTGCGTAAGCTAGCCCGTCATGGACTACAACGGCGTTAGACTGAATACGCCCTGTATCGTCTGTAATGTAGGTTTTACCGTCTACCTCAAACTTACCAGTTGCCATAGTACCCCGTGGAGCGCCAGCCTCAGGTCTTAGGTAATACATTGAACCGTTTACCTCAACAAAACCCGTTTCCATAGCACATTCTCGATTGTCGGCGGTTTCTCTCATGTAGCACCAATACGAACCGTAACGTACCCAGCCTTTAGCAGCGTAGCCGTTAGGGTCAAAGTAGTACCATTCACCGTCAATCAGCTGCCATGTATCAGCGTACCAGTCATTAGGGGCGGTAGCGTACCACCAACCTACAGAATTGTGTACCCAGTGAGGTGTAAAGCCTGTAGCTGCTTTGTCACCCTCTGCGAGGCGTACCCAGCCCGTACTATCCAGCTGCGCCACGTTCAAATCAACGTTGCCGTTTGCGCTTGAATACTGCCAAATAGTCCAGTCAGACCATGCGCCCGTGCTATAGTCCATTTGTGGCAAGTCCCAGCTAAAACGATTATCAGGGTAACCAGCTATCCATAGGGCGGAAACATCGGCGCATGACGCAACTTGTGACCTACCAGCGGGGTACGTGTAAACAAGCGGGTAAATACCCGTTAGGGCGTGTACACGGTCTACAAACTGCCTAGCCCATGTAGTAGAACCCCATGCGTCATTGTCTCCATTTTCCCAGTCTAGGCATAGGATAGCCTCACCTACATAGTCCTTGACGCATGAAACAAATGCGTCTGCCTCGGCTACAGGTGAACCACCCTCGGCGTAGTGGTAAACGCCGATTAGTTTACCGTCTGCCTTAGCACGTTCCAGCTGTCTAACCATATGCGAATTAAGCGGTCTAGTTCCCTGTGTAGCCTTAGCAATGACAAAGTCAGACCCGCTATATGCTGTCTCCACGTACCCGCTAGAGTACGTGGAGTAACAAGGCTGATAACCGCTAACGTCAATACCCCTTAACATTACATAACCTCACTAGAGGGCTTAGCGCTAGGCTGTGTGTAAGTCATAGCCCTGTCGCTGTCTGAGAAACCCGCTGTTGTTGGGTCGTTGACAATTCCAAGAATGGCAAGGACTGCAAACAGAGCGTTTACGGCTGCCATAGCTTGATTAGTAACGCCCTCAATCTCGATTTTGTAGCCAAAAATACCAGCTACAACCTGCACCAAAATAAGCAAGGCGGGAATAAGTGCGAGCCAAAAAGCCTTGTTCTTCATGCGTACTTTAAGATTAACCATAGTTTAATTCTCCAGTTTCTCGATACGATTGCCTAGGTTTTTTACGTCTGTTTTGACCTCTGTGAGGTCGGTCTGAACTTTTTTTGAAACGTCATCAGCCCTACGTGCAATAATGCCAACTACTGCCAACTCTGAGGTATGTTTACCCACTGTAGAAACTACTTCAGCTAGTGACTGTTGATAGCTGCTCATTTGCTCACTCATGACCTGTTGACGTGTTTCTAGGCGTGTCAACGTGTTTGTAATGGTGTTTTTCCATTCCTCTTCACGCTGCCTTTGCTCCTTGCCTCGACCCTGTATAGTCGAAATAGATACCATGCAACCCAAGAATGAAGATACTAGACCAATCACGAAAATTAGCATATCACCCGTAATGTTACCGTGCATTATTCACCGCCTTTAAGTAAATAAGGGGCTAGGCGCTACAGGGAACGACCCTGTACAATAACCCACATCGTAATTGTAGATATAAACCCGTCTGTCACTACCATTATAAGCGTCTAACCATACTTTAGCAGTGTTATTGCCTGATTTCGTAGCGAGTGGATAGTAACTACTTGATTTTGGCAATATGTCGGCTGGTAATTGAACGCTTGAAGAGTACGTAGAGTAACCGCCTTTAAGATATACATCAAAGAATACCGTACCCGCTGTTATCCAGTAACTAACCTTTGCTTTGCCGTCATCAATAATAGTTGTATACGGCTTGAACCTCATAATTTTTACGAGGTCATCGGTGTTAATAGACGCTACCCCGTTAGGAGACGCAATACCTAGTTTATCCCTGCCAAGGTCGTAATCAGTACCAACAAAACCATTATTAGCTTGATTGTGTGACTTAGCCCTAAAAAAGAACCTCGGGGCGTAATGGTATTCTAGCGTTTCCGCCTCAAAGTCAAAACAATCAGAAGATAAAGCGGTTGAATTAGCTGCAATATCCTTAATAAAGCCCGCATGAATACACAAACTACCGCTTGCTAGGATAACGCCGTCTTTATGAAATGAAGCTACTTCTTCATTGCCTTGCTTTAACTTCATACCTTGAGCGTCAATAGTGGTGTGCATACCCGTTTTAGACCCAACGTGAGCGCCCTCACTATCGTGAGAAAAAGAGTTATTCAGTTCTTCTACGACTTTCTGCGTATTGTCGGCTGTAGCCTTTGCTGCCTTTGCCTGTTCGGCTGCCTGTTCGGCTAGGGCTTTGAGACGGTCAATATCAGCGCTGCCACCGTTGCCACCGCCTAGAACCTCGACCATAACGGGGTTACTCTTTGCGCTTACATTGTGAGCGGGTGAACCGTCATAATTACAGGTGTTATCTTCGGCTGTTGCGTATACCTTATAAACTTCTCCAACGGTCAGACCGCTAATAATGCACGAACCCGCTGCGGTCAACTCACCCATTTTAACGGGTGTACCGTCTTTCTCAGCGTATAGGCTAACGCAATAAAAATCGCTAGGTGTTTCTTCTTCAAGCGAACCGCTCCAATATGCCACGATTGAGCCATTCTGTGAGGCTGCTGCAAGTCCTACGGGCTTACTAGGGGCGGTAGTGTCTCCAACGTTTAAGGCTACACCGTTACCACTGCCTAGAATTGTTTTAGTACCGTCTGAGTTGTCTACAGAGATAACCCCGCTTGTTCGTGTAGTAGTCTCACGGGCTGCCTGTGCTGCGTTTGCTGCCACGTTTGCCATTTGCTCTACAGTGGACTGTAAACCTACCAACTTTGTGTGTCTCATCATTTCTCCCATGGATCATAAATCGGGTCGAACGTTAGACTTATTTTATCGCTTAGATTGCCCTTCATTTCCATAAGTCTAAGCCTGTAAACGCCGTTTGACATTGAGGGGTAACCGTATAGGTCTAAGTCCACTTCTTGACCTGTCCACACTAGCGAGGGCGTGACTGCGTTGCCTGTGTCGTTTATGTAGACTTCACCCGTCAACTGAATAAGTGGGCGGCTTGCAGCGTCTAGCGAGGCTTGAGCGTGAGCGGTAACCAGTCCAGCGTTCGACCAGTCATTACTGCCTGTGTGCGTTTCAATCAACGGGTAGCCCTGTGGTCTTTCGGCTAGTGTCATATCTTCTACAAGGCTGCATAAAGTACCCTCGTCTTGACCAGCTCCCGTGCCATAAACACGCATTACAGGTGAACCGTGAGCGACTTTGATACCCTCTATAGTTCCCTCGCCATTATGCCATGTAAGCGTTGGAATTGCGCCCGTCTGATTAAGATACGGGTTACCCTCTGAACCTGCATAAAATACCCATTTAACCCTATTATCTTCTAGGACGGGTCTAAACTGCATATCGGGTCCATTCTGAACGTTAGATAACTCTGTGAGCAGCTTTTTAAGCCCGTTATTTGCCACGTTATAACCGTAATAGGTACGCTGTGAACTGCCTTTCTCACCTCGATATTGCCAGTCAATCGGTAAAAACCCGCTAGGCTTTGCGTTCGTGGCAAGGTAGCCAATCTCACACGCTATACCTCTAAGGCTCATATTATTGAAATAGATTGTGTCCGTAGTCGTGTTGTTCCACGATTTACCGAACGTATCTTCACGAACTAGAACACGGTTAGCCAAAAAGTCCAGCGGGCTTATTAGGCTAAACGCTGTATCTTCCCATGTGTCCGTGCGTGTTCCAATTATGCCAGCGATAACGGGTGAACCGTTCCACAATAAGACTAAACCCCTTTTGTAAGGGGCTAATAGGTCATTACGTGCCTCCTGTGTCTTAGCGGGTAGCGCTGTCCACGGGATAGTAAGACCGCTACCGTCTAGCTTGCCTACGCCTTTATCTTTGGTAGTAGAAAGTGAGCAACTAGAAACGGTCTGCGTCCAGCTTAGACTAGGTATGTCTACGGGGGCTAGTAGCGCCCCCGTCATTGTTTCAAAAATGTATGTAGTCCACATTATGCACTTACTCCACCGTCTGAAATAATAAGGCGCTGGCCGGGGTATGAACCCGCATAATATGACGCTGTAAGGTTGGAGGCGGGGGCTGCACCTGAACCCCATAGACGGGCTGAAATGGTATGACTTCCTGCGTCAACCTCTAGAACGTCCTCGAAACATTGCGAGATAACGGTATCAGGGCTACAAGTGAACCTAAAGGCTCTAATAACTGTACCGTCAAGTAGCCAATCAACATAACCACTACCCAACCAGTTATAAGTAGTAGGGTTTTTCGCTTGAACAGAAACAGAGATTTTAACGTTGATGTTTCTATCGGTTGGCAACGTAATAGACGAACTCGCAAACGTCCACGGTGTACCAGCGGTAACGTCTGTAGTGGTCTTATTAGTTACATCTGCGATAATGCCAAGGCTTGAACCGTAAGGAATAGCGAACTGCCTACTCTCTGCCTCGATTGCGCCGTTCGTTGAAGTAGAACCACCTGCAAGGCGCATACGTGCGACCTCTGTCGCATACTGTGGAACTGTAGGCGCTTTAGGTGTACCGCTAGGCGTACCCTGTACAACGCCGATTGTCACTAGGTTATCGCTGTCACCCTTGCTTTTATCGTGAGCGGTGATATATACAACGTCAATTCTAGGCATTGAAGAGGTATTAGCAGCAACGGCGGGGGTTTGTCCGCCGTCAAAATAAGCCTCTGTAAAGCCGTCTCCCGCTCCCTTTGAGCAGATAGCCATACCAGCACCAACGATATACGTTAGACCAGTTGAACCCTTTACAGATAACCCACCAACTACGCCCTTGTTAACCCATTTATGCGCTAACATCTTACGAATATCTACATCGGTTGTACCGATACCGTCCGCCGTTTGACGAACTCCAAACGCTACATTTGCCATTCTGAACCCCTTAAATATACGTATCTCTTAGATTGACCTCTATAGTTCCAGTTCCAGCTGCCTCTAGTGATAGTGTAACAGTCCCACCTGCACCCACTACAGGAAACTCACGCAAATAGACGTTACGGGTTACATCTACGCCGTTAACGCTTGCTGTTCTTGTACGGCTATCCAGCACCACGGGCGCTGAACTAACGCCGTCTGAATAGCCTAGCTGTTCACCCGTTGCCGAATTAGTCACCGTAAAGCCAAACGGTAGGTTACCCGTTGCCGTAATGACGGGGTACGCCGTAGCTGTACCGTGATTAGTGATTGTGCAAATAGATGTTACCCTTTCGGCTGCCACTCCATAGCTAAGCGGGAATGTAAGAACGCCTACGGGGCTATATTGCAAACCGCCGTAACCTTTTACGCTAGGTGTCATAAATGCCACGGAGAAAGCCTCTGAAAGCCTCTCAGGTCTAGGACAAACTACCGTTACAGTTACTTCTTCACGGTTGCGTGTTGCTTTGTCGGCTTTTACGTCAACGCTTAGATAGCCCTCAACATAGGTATCGTGGTTATCATCTGCAACCCTCAGCTTAACTAGACCGTGCGCCATTGCTAAAAGGTCGTTTATTGCTTGCTGAACCTCTGAACGGTCTGAACCCTCTGCGTACAATTCAAGCGTGACTGTACGGGCTGAGTAGAGTACGGCGTTAGGCTCTACATCGTGAGCGCCGTCTGAACTCTCTCGCTCTGTCAACTTTACTTTAGGCTGAGGCGTGGAGTACCAGCCCTTGATTGTACGGGCGTTAAGGGCTGCACCTGTAGCCCCTCCCGTACCGTTGATATGAACCTTACGCCCGCCCTTTGAAATGACGGCTTGCCATGTTTGCATTTAGACCCCCTGAGCCTCATACAGTGCGTTTCTGTGAATGATTGTAGCAGCGGTGTATAGGTCATCATCTGCACGTACAACGTTAGTGTTAAACGTCTGATTGATTTTCGTACTAGCAGAAGAACCGTTAGACCACGAACTGAGAATAGAACCGTTGCGGCTAATATCCAACTGAACACCGTTGATATTGTCGTTAATATCCTGTCTCATGCCGCTGAACGGGTCAGACTTTTTCCAACCCACGTCAATACCAACTGCCACACCCTTTGCCATGTTTACGCCGATTAGGTCACGCATAAGACGGGACGGTGAGTGAATACCCAAGAAACCCTTTACGTTGTTAATAGCGCTCTCGATACCACCTCTAAGGGCGCTTGTAACATTACCGATTGCACCCCTAATACCGCCTACTATGCCGTCCACGATATTGCGACCGATTGAGCCAATACCGCTAACAACCGTATTAAGTCCGTTTCTAAGGTTTGAACCAAAATCATCGGCTGCACGTCTAGCACCGTTGGCAAAGTCAGACGCAAAACGTGAAACGGCGCTAACCATTGAATTAAATGCGTCTCCAACAAGTGAGCCTAAAGCCCTTACGCCTGCCGAAAAAGCGTCAACGGCTGGTATTACGTTGCCATTTATCCACTCAGATATGCCGTTTAGTGCAGCCTGTACCGAACCAGTAATGACGTTATAGACCTCCATTAGTGCCATGCCTAAGGCTTGAGCGTACTCACCTAGCACGGTGAAGATAATACCAATAGCCTCTAAGTAGGGCTGTAGCGCCTCGATTGCGACCAGTAGACCAGCTGCAATAATGTTTGCTAGCCCGCTAATAACATCAAAGACGATACTCAGAATAGGGGCTAAACCAGTTAAAACGCCCGCAATGAACTCAAACGCTCCCTGCAAAACAGGCATAACCGCAATAGCCAAATTCTCAATGACGGGTATAAACGGCTCTGAAATATCGACAATGAACTGAATAGCATTAGCCAATGTAGCGGTTAGGACGTTTCCAATATCGTTCAACGACCCAACAATAGAGGTTATACCAGCCTGTACAGTAGGGTTATTGAATACCCTTACGAGCATATCGCTAACGTTTTGAAAATGCTCTATTACGGGGTCTAAAGCGCCGTTCAGATTGTCGAACATTTGACCGTCAATATTGAGGGCTGGTAGCTGAATACCGATACCCGCCAAAGCGTCTGTGATTGCAGCGCCTAAGCCTTGAACCATTTGAGGCACGGCGTTAATTAGAGCCGAACCCAGCCCCGCCATAATGCGACCCGCAACGGGTACAACGTTATGAACAACGTTACCCAAAGCCTCTACTACATTCTGAACTAAAGGCTCTAGGTCAATACCGTCTTTACCGATACCAGCAACAAAGTTGTTCCACGCAGCGCCTAACGAGGTAATAGAACCCTCAATAGTAGTTGCTGCCTCTCTCGCGGTAGTACCAGCGATACCCTGCTTTTCCTGCACAAGTTCAATAGCCGTGACAATATCGCTAAAGCTATCAATGGATAGGTTAGCAGCTTGACCGTTTGCAGCTGCGTAAGCGTTAGCGTCTGCAATAAGTTGCTGCATACCCTCTTTTGTGCCTGCGTATCCCAATTTCAGATTATCAAGCATCATAAAATTCTGTCGTGCGAACCCCTGAAACGCCTGCGTAACACTATCGGCGTTTGTGCCGAATGTATTTACGTTATCGCTGATAGCCCTCATAGCTACATCGGTTTGCTGTGCAGCTGCTACCGTGTCACCGCCTAGGGAATTGATTAGGCTAGCTGAAAAGCTAGTAGCAATCTCCATATACTGATTAGCGTCCATGCCTGCGGTTTTCCATGCGTCATTAGCGTTTTTGAACACTAAATCTTGCGCTGCCTGTAGACGGTTGTACTCACCCTCTACCTCAGATACAGACTTACCAACACTAGCGGCGTATTCCTCAATAGACTTACCAGCTGTACCGTATAGCTTAGATACACCGCCCGCCAACTGCTCATATTGTGCGTAAGCGTCAAAGGCTTGTTTTGCAAAGCCAACAACCGCCACAGCTACCGCCGTAAATGCAGCGATACCAGCGATTTTTAGGGCGTCAAACGTGCTACTCGATTTGTCACCAACCGAACCCAGCGCCTCATCTGTAGCGCCAACGAACTCGTTTACTTTACCCTTAGCGTCTCCCGTCAACACGTCAAGCGTAATTTTAATAGCGCCGTCTGCCAATTTTGACCTCTTTCTGCCTTATGACCTGCTAACTTTAGGGTTACTTTAGGGTTACAGTGTAGCCTTGCCAAACGCCCAGTCCGCCCAGTCATCTATAGCCTTATCCTGTACCGCCTTTTGTTCAGTCATAAACGTATGTTTTGGCGGTAGGGTATAGGCTCTCTTAGCCTTTTCCATGCTCTTATTATAATCGTCTTTATCGGCTTTCTTGAACGTGCGATAACCCATAATCTTGGACATTATGCACGTTTCAGGCAACGACCTAAACAGGGCTAGAAACCTATGCCAGTGCATAGACAAACTAGGGTCTGTGAGGTCTATCCCGTAGGCTTGTTGGAACGAACCTACGATATAATCGCCGTCTCGGATAAAGTCGAACGCTTGTACGGTTTCCGTTGCCTTACCTACAGGCGTTACAGGGGCGCTTAGTGCGAACTGTTGAGCAACCTCTACCCAGCTATCCCCCTGTGGTATATCGCTCTCGAATATGCCGTACTCAGCTATACCGTTGACCTCTAGGCTCTCTAACCACGCTAACCACACTCTAAAGTCTGTTTTGATAGCGAAAACCTCCCCGTCAACCTCTAAGGCGGCGGGGAGGTCTGAATATCTCAGGTCAATCATTAGATAGCCTTGAAAACTTGCCTTGTGTTCTTATTAGCAGCTGCCACGTTTGCCATTGATTGAGCAACGTCTACCATAGGTTTAATACGGTCTAGCTGCTCATTTACGCCCTGCGTGTTAGCCTCGAACATAGGGGCGCTATAGGCGTTGGCAACGTCTGAGTAGACCTTAGCCAACTCTACAAGGTCGATATCATCAATCTTAGAACCGTCTAGGCGCTCTTTGAGGTACTCAGCGGGTAGACATAGCTTTACAAAGCCGTATTTTGCCTTGACCGTCTCAACAATATCGCCGCTCTGTGTGACCTTGCTCATTTCTGCCATTAGCTTAGTTGTTAGCTTTGGCAACTCGAACGTAATACCTTGATTGTCTGTGTACTCAACCATTGTTTTACCTTTCTACGTGGATAAAAAAAGGGCTAAAGGTTTACCCCTTAGCCCCTTAGTATAGCATTTGACGATAAACTAAGCGCTTACCGCTGGTACAAACTTAACGTTATCAGTACCCAAGCCCGTAAGAGTACCCATTTTAGGCGTACCATTCAGACCAATCTTGAACGATAGAGTACCGTCTACGGTGTTCAGAGTGTCAATGATGATACTTGCCTCTTGCCACAAAATAGCGTCTGTAGTTGCGCCTGTGGCCATGCTAGGAATACCCAAAACAACAGGTACGTTACAAGCTGTACCGATAGGGAATTTTTTAGCGTACTCAAACATGAACTTAAACAGGGGGTTAGTATTGTCTAGGATAATCTCCTCAGGCAACTCAGGCTGGTAACCTGTAACCTCTGTACTGTCGTTCTTGTCGCAAATGTAACCCTTTGTGTCGGTCTGAGCGTTGAACGAAAGTTCAAACTTAGTGGACTTGTCGATACGTACCAGCTTAGAAAGGTTTTTCTGTTCGGAAACATCAATCAACGGTACAAACTTATCCCTTGTTAGCTGCATAATTATGCCTCTTTCTCCCAATACACGATATCGCATAAAAGCTGGTAACGGGCGTTACCAGTCTCACTATAAACCGCTGAACAGTCAGGGATATTTTGCAGCGGTTTAATTGCCCTAATTGTACACGATTTCCCAAAGTCAGGCATATTGTCCTTTAGGTATTGCGCCGTTATCCAGTCTGTGACTTTCTCGCCGAACTCCATAGCCTCAATGTTGACCTTATCGTAGCCCGCCGACCAGCTTTTTACGAACGAAATAGAAAACGTGTATTTGCGTTCCTGCGTACCGTCAATAAAAGCGGTGTCTAAGTCGGTGTTTGATACCACATTTACCGATATTTCTCCCTCTTTCATATCGGTTGCGTTGATTTTAAGGCGCTTACCAACAAGCGGGTTAGTCTTTAACCATTCTTGAACCGCTTTAGTCTTACCCTGTATGTTCATTAGATACCTCTCAGAGCCTTTCTAAGCCATTCTAAGGCTTATTTACGCCGTTTCCTAAGTGCTTACCCGTTTTAGTCTATTGTAAGGCTTAAAACGGCTCTAGTGCCTTTTGTTGAGAAAGTTCGTTCCAGCCCTACACAAATCTTCTAGGTGTGCTGCCAAATAGGGTTTATCCCAATGTGTGCTAGCTAGTGGGTGTCGTTCCTTGGAGATACGCATACGGTCACCGTAATAGACATAGCGGGCGTATGGCGTGTTATAGGTCACTGCGAACGGCTCAACGGTTGCACTTGCTGCAAGTATACCCGTGAACATAGGAACATAGGGCGTCATTCCACGGGCTGCCTCTGTAGCTAGGAAACGCCCTAGAGTAGGGTCTGAGTTAGCCCCGTCAATGAATGCGTAGACTTTTCCTAAATCATGCTCAATCTTTGCCATAGTTGCGCCAATTTCTTTTTATATTTTCTTTAACCTATATTATCTATTTCTAGATTATCTCTTTCTTATAACATATATAAGGGGTATTAAATTTTGGTAGGGGTCTACCAATTTTTGGTAGGGGGGGTCTACCAATTTTTACTACCCCCTACCAATTCCAGTACCCTCTAAATGAATAACGTTCAAATATTTAAGTACGCCTGCACCGTTTTCAACTGCTCCATTTGTCGATAAATCACGTACAGTTTGAACCTCAAAGCATGGTAGCCCGCTTAGTTGCTTTAGAACGTCTGTTCTACTTGACCCAGCGGGAACAACAACGTGACCTAGTGCGACAAAATCACCAATTACAGCGATAGACTGAGTACCATTCTCAACGGGTACAGTGTCTACAGGTATCTGAACCGTGTAGGACTTAGCCGTAACCGCTTGACCGTCTGAAGTAACAGACCTCTGAACCCTCTCAGACCACATAGCGGGGCTGTATACGGTTGCCTTGTAGGCGTCATACTCCAAATCATGGTGTTCAGCGTCTAGGCGGTTGATAACGGTTACAGTACGGTTTAGTAGCCTTTCAGTGTTGATGTTCATACCGTCTACCTCGCATTATTGAAACAAACGCAAGCAGAAACAACATCAATCGGTAGCAACTCGCAAACCCTCACGTAAGCCTCAACCTCAGCTTGATTGTTTGTAGTATTGCCGTTAGCAAAACTGAAAGAATTAACGCCGTTGTTGAAACTGGTTACAACTTGACCGCTAGCAATAGCCTTTCTAGCCTCTCTAATGCCGTCTAGACGGTCGATAATTGCCATAGTGGCATTACTTACCGAATCACCCAAACCCTGCGCCTCTAAATCGCTTAGAACGCTTTGAGACTTTAGGCGGTTGAGTGTCCACACATCGAGCAAACTCTCAGCCTCAGCCTCAGCCTTAGCAAAATCAGCGGTGTTCAGTTTGCCGCCCATTGAAACGTATTTGTCATAGGTCAGATACATTACAACCCTCTTTCTCTAGTAAAAAGCCCCTACCCGTATTTTAACAGGCAGGGGCTAGATTGACAGACGGGCTAATTGTTAAGCGGAAAACTTAACGTATGCCAAACCAACAGCGTTTGGACGGGTTACGGTTGCACCGTAGACGTGCAGACCCTTTACAGCGTCCGCAAAGCGGTCAGTTGGACGATATGCCTCGGTCTTAAGAACCTGATTAGCAAATGTACCGCAAACAGGAGAACCAGCAATAACGGTGAACACGTTAGCAGCGGGGCTAGGAGCGTTATTAGAGGTCTGAATTTCGAAACCAGCAGCACGATAGACAGTACCCTCAGTGAGACGCTGCTCACCTGCGTCAGAGACTGCGACAAATCGAGGGTCACGGAGCATATAGCCCTCAAACTCAGCAGGAACAACGCAAACACGACCAGTCTTAGGCAGGTTAGCCTTGTCCAGCTTAACCTTGAGGTCAACCAGAGTGTCATAAGCGTTCTCTTTGGTAATGGTAATAGGGGCTGTGGTAGTACCTAGCTTAACGCCTCCCTTAGCAGCAAGAACGCCAGCGAGATACTGGTCGGTAGAGTCAGCAAAGGAATTGCCCGCCTCAGTGGTAGCGCCGTCAATAAGGTTAGCCTTAGACTGTGCAGCGTCAACGTCGTCAACGGAAACATTGAAGTACTCAGCCTTATCAATAACAAGGGTCTGCTCTTCAACGTTTACAGCGTCAGGGGCTGCAATAGCTGAACCCTTGGTATAAGGCTTGACGGTTACCTTACCGATAGAACCGATATGGACGGTATCGCCCGCCTCGGTAATCTCGCCCTCATAATCAGTGTTAAACAGCTTGTTATAAACAAGTGCCTTATCGAGGGAATCGAGAATTTTTGCGCTCCAAATCTGTGGAACAAACTTAGTAGTTGCCATGTTAGAACCCCTTACTTGTTCAGTAACTTGTTAATTTCGTCCATATGCTTTCGCACATCGTCCACGCTCATACCCTTAACCTGCTCTAGTGACTGAATAGGCTGAACGCCCTGAGCCGTTGGCTCACCCATAGGCATTTTTTGAGGGTCAGCCTGTGGGTTGGCAAAAATGCCTTTATCGTCACCCGTAGCGGTTTTGAGTACGTCCGCAATGCTCATATCAGGGTTAGCCTTAGCGGTGGCATAGGCAGCGTTAAAAATTGCGTCACCTACGACCTTAGAAACGAACTTCTTAGAACCAATCTCAGCGTCAAACTTAGCCCTAAACTCTGAACGGCTAGCGGTCTCCGCCTCTTTGTTCTTTCGCTCTGTTTCTGCTTTCTCATACTCAGCAATCTGAGTTTTGAGGGCTTCAATCTCTTCAGACTTTGCAGGGTCTACCTTTGAGGCGCTTTCAAGTGCAGCGTTAGCCTTTTCCAGCTGCGTTTCAAGTTCTTTAACCTTAGCAGCCTTAGCCTCGGTCTCAGCCTTGGAACGGTAATTCTCAAGAACGCCGTTCTTAATAGCTTTCATCTGCTCTTCTGTTACCTCAATACCCTGAGCCTTTAGAATGTCCTGAATGTCCTGCATTGCTTTTCTCCCGTCTAAGTTGACTTTTTAACCGCTTACTATGCGGTACACGGTAGCTACATAAAGACGTAGCCTCTGAGAAACATTGTACAACACTTCTCAAAGGCTTTCTACAAGGCTATTTAGTTGTTCTACGGGTAAGTTATCCAGCCGTGGCAATATAGGGGCTTAGAACGCCTTAGAACAGGCTTAAAAAGTAGTCTCCTAGTTCGGTTGCGTCTGAGAAATCGACTAACCACTCTTTAGTATCACTATCCCATATAGCGCCGAACTCTTTTAGCAAGTCTCTAAACGGGTATGTACGCCCTTTTATAAGGGTTACCCCGTCTAACTCAGACGGGATAACCTCTACATCACAATTTATAACGGCTTGATAAAGTTTCTCAGCTTGGGCGGGTGAAACGTCATTCATCATCTAGGCTACCTACAATGTTAATAAAGTAGTCTAGTCCGTTATCAGTCCAATGAACCCCTAGCGGTTGTAGTTCAGTTGAACCGTCTGAACGCTTTACGGGCTTGTACCAAACGTAAGCGCCCCCGCTAGCCCGTACCCTATCACCTAATAGCGGTGAAATATCTTCATGTTTTGGTAGTACGGTATCATCACGGCTTTTAGATACCATTACATACGCCTCTGTTAGCTTTGAATAAGTACGCTCCATATCTCCCCCTTATGGTATGGCGGGGCTTTTACACCCCGCCTAGTCCTTTCTTACCACTCGTAAACAAACAGGTATTTGTAGGTATCTTCAAAGCACTCAAAGGGTAAACCGTTAGGACAATACTTTATGTCGCAACCCTTTTCCATGGTAACGCTATCGGCGGTCATTCCGAACTCTTCTAGGTCTTTCTCACAATCGAAAACCTGCTTGAAAATCATTTCTGTTTCATGGAACAGATAAACGGTAACGCTCTTAATTCCCTGCTTTTTAATAATTTCCGTATAGGTTTCTGCGTTTGTCATACTGTTTCCTTTCGTGTCGAGGTTTGACCTTGTGTCTCCCTCTTTGTTGGTAACAACTATACGCCGTGTGTTGCGTGTTGTCAACAACAATTCAGTAAATATTTTTCTGCACAATTCCTACACATAAGAAAACACGGCGGGTGAAAGGAGTAGCCCCGCCGTGTTCATCAATTAAAACACCTCGCATTTTGAGGCGCAGGGTTTCCCTCGCGTTGGTATCCCTGTTGGCGATACGCCGTATACTACGCACTGCCTAGCGCTAGTATAAGGCTATTTAGACGGCTTGTAAACCGTTATACGCTCCATATGAGTACTGATACCAGCTGCACGGCTTTCAGCCCTGTAGAACCTTGTAGCGTCTCTAATATCGCTATCCAGCCCCGCCGTATCTGCTCCCGCTGCCTGTGAGACGGCTTTTTCTACATACTTCTTACGGATAGCGGTTTCCATACGGCGTTGATACTGCGTGAACTGGTACGCCGTCATATCACCGTTAGAAGTGTGTACTATCCTCTGAGACTGTTCACGTAGTTCTTTAAGCTGTGAACGGCTCTGAGCGGGCTTAGATAGCCCTAGGATAATAGGCGTTGTAGTGTGGTGGCAATTATAGCCGTGAGCAATAGGACGCTCTAGGCTGTCATTTAGGCGGTTAAACGCCTCAATGCTGTACTGCTTGCCTTGATATGGTAGGTGGTCGGCTGCACATAGCCCGTGTGCTGATATCTCTACACCATTAGCGCCAAAGGCTACGCCTACCTCTTCACGGGCTTTTTGCATTGTAAGGCGGTAATTATCATAGACGTTACCGCTTACCGCTGAATACAGTTCACGGGTAACCCCGCTAGGGTAGAACACTCTAACGCCTCTCTGAGCCATTCTAGCGGTCATACGTTTAATAGACTGCACATAGTTCAATTCTCCCGCTTGCATGGCGGAGACGGCTTCCTGTAGGCTCTCACGGTATGCCTGCGCAATAGGAACGATACGCCCCTTAGGGTTGACTAGACCCATAACAGAGGTAGAAAACATTGTTTCGATTGTGTGAACGGTTGAGCCTAGACCAGTCTCTAGGGCTGTACTTGCTGCGTAAATATCGCTCACGCTGTGGAACGTTCTAGCATTTGCGGCAAATAGCGGGGCGCTCCACGCGTCTATATCGTCTGAACCGTTAGCAAACACACGCCTAGCCCGCTTAGTAAGCAGGTTAGACGTGTTATTAGCGATAGTGGCAATATCCACTAGACCAACTAAAGACCACTTAGCAACGTCCGAATAGGTAGTGTCCTTGTCTACCCTCTTCAAGTGCTTAGCTATCACCATAAGGATAGCCAACTCACCCGCTAGGGCTGCTAACTCTATCCCTGTACGGTCTTTGTCATTCACTATTCAACCTCGCTAAACAAGGGGTTTACAGGCTTAGACGCTGCAATTTCTTCTACCCTTTGCCTTGCAACCTCAGGGCTTTCACCCATGACTAGCATACGGTAGTCCACTGCGTCCGTTGCACCGATTGCGTTACCTGCCAAAATGGCGTTTTGCTGGTCGCTAAAGGTGTTGATGTATTCATCAGACCACTTGTACTCTACATCGTAATCACCTACAGGGGTCACGTTGTAGTAGTTATAAATTGCGTTCCAGCTGTAAACCATATCATCAAGATACGATTCAGCTACCTTTCGACCTGTCTCAATGAACGACTGCGTTTTTACGGTTGCCTTGCGTACATTGTCAACGTTTTGGTATGCCTGCTCATTGAGGTTAGATAGAACGCCTGAGGAAATGCCTACGCATTTCTCAACTTCTTGATACTGTTTCTCTAGTGCGTCAATGTAGGGCTGTAGCTGAATGGTAGGCGCCCATTCATTCAGCAATGAACCGTCTGAACCTGTACCTTGCATAGTCATAAATAGGCGCTCTCTACCCTCTGGTAGCTTTAGACGGGCGTTTACAATCGAACCGCTAGCGTCTCGCTGGTAGTCCTTAACGAATAGCGACCTATCAGCAAAAACGGCTTTCTCAGACAATGCAAACTCAGCGTGCATTTTGTCGATTAGGTAGTGAATTTCTTGAATAGGCTTACTAGCACCGTAACAAATCGGTGTGCCTTTTTGGGCGTTAGGGTTTTGAGGGTTGAGCGTAAACGAACGATAACGACCAATTAGTAGACGGTCAACGTTTGGAATTATCCACTCAGCCTGTTCACCATATGCAGACCAATCAGGGAATTGCTTAAAAGCGTCATCGTCTTGAATAACGCCGTTCTTAGCTACATAGGTTCTATAGCGGTTTGCGAACGTCTGAGAGCCGTCATAGGCGGTGTATGGTACTAACTCAATCAGCCTAAGTAGTGTCCAGTTAGCGCCGTTACGCTCTTTCTTTTCGTCCACGATATAGATACAGGCGGTAATTTCAGACCCGTTAGCGCCTAAGATTGCGAAATTCTCAGCGGTAACAATTGAGTTATACATAGAACGTCCGTTCCATGCGGGAACAGTGATACAGTCCCCCGTGAGAAACGCCATAGAACAAACGTTCGTAAAGCTGTCACGCACAAAGTCAGTACTCACACGGTCAAGCGCTACGGCTCTATCAGACGAACCGACTACAGGCATTGTAAACTGCATTGTCATAAGGTTTGCAAGGCTCTCAGATACCATACTTTCGACTGAAAACTCTTCACCTTTGCGCCCGCTGTCACGGTATGCCTGTTGCTGTTCCATTCCTTGAATACGTCTACCCAGTGAGCGGGCGATACTGTCAAGTAGTGAATTGATTAGACCCATAGTGTAAGCCTCTCTAGTTCATGTCTAATAAGTTGATACCGATTGTCTCCACAAAGTAACGCATTGCATCGCATGAGTGGTCGTTTTCTTTAATGACGGTATCACCTTTACCCTGCCATGAGTATACACTCAACTCAGATATAAGCCCTGTACAATCGGGCGATATGATTAGCTTGTGTGTGTTCATTAAAGTTGTAACGTGTTGTATACCCTTTAGGACATCATTCTTAGCGCCTCGGACGTTGTAAAAGCCCTCTTTGCGTATCAGTTCTATAAGGCTTGAGGCGCTAGGGTCTACTATGACTTCATCAACCCATAAGCCTTTGAACATCGCTTTTACGTTAGCCCAATGTTCCCCGTCTGTTAAACGGCGCTGTTCCTCTTTGCTGTCATATCGGTATTCACGGAAACAATACGCTACCCCATTACGTACAACCCATAGCAAGGCTGCAAACGGGTTTGTAATTCCATAGTCGATAGAGCAATAAACAACGTCTGAACCGTCAACGTCTATATCCCTGCACATGGTCGATTTGTCGAAACAGTCATAGACTACGCCCTCAGCTGCCACCCAGTCACCCAAGATATAGCGTTGATGAAATACCCCGCTGTACATCGTTTCGTATCGTCTTAGGGTTTCCTCTGTAAGGCTAGGGTTATCCCTAAGAGTGAACTTTAGGTATAGGGCATTATGTTCACGGGCTTTATCTATCCACTCTTTTTTGAACCAGTGAGTAGGGCTAGCAGGGTTACAGTTAAAGAAGAACCTAGCGCCTTGAACACTGCAACGGGCTAGACATTGCTCCACAAAGGAACGAACGCATAGAACAACCTCATCAATTAGGCAACCTGCAGCCGTAAAGCCCTGTACCAGTTCGTAACTTGCGGCGTCTTTACCGCCAAAGACTACATAGACGTTCTTAACTTTGCCACGCCGAACAGTCAACTCATGCGTATAACTAGAGTATGACATTGTGTAGCGCTTTCTAGCCCATGCTAAGGACTGCAAAGGCTTAATGACGTTACGGACTACGCTCTCAATGGACTTACCGCCGATAATAAAAGTCTGATTGTTGTAGGTAGACATAGACCAGTTGATAAAGCTGCAAGCCATAAAGGACGTTTTACCGCTACGCACTGCACCGTCACAAATTAGGGCTTGATAGTCCGTGTAAGGAAACGCCATGACTTGAGCCTGCTTTAGGCTAGCGCTGCTCATTCTCTAGCCCCTTTGCCAAACCCTCTAATGCCTCGCTTAGTGGGTCTGTGTCTGTGTCTGTACCCTGTCTCTGAATATCCTCGAACCTCTTAGGCGCTAGGCTGTACTCCATAGGATATTTGCGCTCTAGTAGCCACGCTGCAGCTTTCCAGTCACGTTCTTTAGCTGCTTTTAGTACTTGGTCTGTGAGGTACGTTTTATAGTCCAGTTCAGCGCTTTTTAGGCGCTGAGAAAACTCTCTTTCACGTGCATTGCTAGGGTTATTTAGCCACCTATAAAATGTACCCTCTGTAATGTTGCAGGCTTTAGCAATATCAATGTTTGTTACGCCTTTTTTCTTTAGTTCCTCAGCCCGCTCTATAGTCTGTTTATTACACTTCAATATAATTCACCCCTAAGGCTTTAATAGAACGTTTGTTTTGTCTCTATTTTACCTTAGGGGCGCTTTTCTTGCTTATTTTATTCAGTTTTAGGGCGCTTTTTAGTCCTTTTGAGCCTCTGAGGGGCTTTCTAAGGCTGTTTATAGCCCAATAGGTGATGTTTTCCTTAGATTGTCTCTAATGCCCCTTAGAACGTCTACGGCTTCCTTTAGTAACTCTTCTTGAGCATTAGGCTCTTCGGTTGGTACAGTGTCGTTGTTACCCAATGCAAGCCCGCACAACTCTATTAGCCTAGTCCTACATTGTATATATGCGTCTCTGTCTCCGATATTATACGGGTCAATACCGAATAGGTCACTAAAAATAGCAGCCTTAAAGCCCATATAATTAACAACGTCAAAGTCAATGGGCGTTATTAACCTCTGATTGATTGCGTGAACATCTTGCCTATTCATCGCTATCCTCTTCCTCTTCATCTGTTCCATTCTCTAGGTGTTCAATGGCGCATTTAATCGTGTATCGGATATCTTTAAGCGCTTTAGCCTTTGCAGCGTCATCATTATCTAGTGTGCAATAACTGCCTATAGCAGGCGTATCGCTGATATGCTGAAAATACCCAACTGCGTTTTTTTCGCTTGCATAAATATCGTTTGGCACAATGCGCATATCAAGAACTTGATATGCAAACTCTGTTTCCTGCCTAGTGATAGGCGTTACCGTATGCCACCCCTCGCCATAACTATCTGTAGCCCATTCATACAGATGTTTATCGTCCATTTCTAGGACTTCACGCAAGCGGTCAACGTCATTCAGTCCGTAGTCTTTATCTTCAAAGACCCAAGAACCGCTAGTCATGTATCTAACGGCTTTGATAGGCTCTTTCTTGAACTCTACGCCGTCTGAGTTTTCTGCCTCTTTCTCAACGTTAGCGCTTATACCCTTGAGGTGTTCGTCATGCTCTTTCTCTAGCATTGCCAAACGTTCAAATACATACTTTTCTGCCAAACTAGCCATTTTGTTTCCTTTCTATTTCTGTGAATTAAAACCGTCAACGTAACCCCTGTTATATGCCTCCGTTTCTCTCTTTAGCGGGTCACGAAAAACTGCATTTATTGTCACTACCAACACGCAAACAGTAATTAGGACAAACATAACCATTACTACAAGCCCGTAAACGTAATTAAACCAGCCCATAACTGCACCCTTTCTATAGCGCCCCGCCCCGCTTTGAGGCGGGGGCTTGCTGTTATTTAATCGATTACCTTACCCCTACGGTTTAGCTTTTTGCCTGCTTTGAGGGCTGTGTAAATCTCAATCAAGCGGGTTTTGCTAGCTGTGATGTAGATAGTGTCATCTTCTTCACCGTTAGGGTGGTATAGCCCTCTTACCTGCTCACCCTCATAGTTGTAAGCGCCACGGTTTGAGGCTGCTACGGTGTGATTGCTTACACGATACTTTTGACCGTCAATAGTGAAATAGTAGCTATCCTGCATAAGGCTAGAATCGATACCGTTTTCCTCGCAAAACTTTTCAATCTCGTTCATCTTTGCAGCGAACTCACGGGCTGCGGACTTGCTAGGTTTCCAACGATAAGCCATTTCCTTTTCCTTTCAACGTGTCGGGGTTTCTTGTAGCCCCTTTGTTGAGTATTACTATATGCCTATTGTTGCGTGTTGTCAACAACTAAATAGCGTTCACAATTCCTACACAATAGAACGCCAGTTCGATATATAACCCCTTTAGCGTTCGGGAAAAGGTCTATCTAGTACATCTGTTTTAGCGGTCAAAATGCCACGCTCAAAGTTGATACCCCTCTTAATTCTGCGCCCCCCCGCGCTAATTCCAAGCGCTGAAACGGTTTCTACGCCCTTAAAGTGAGCGGGTAGCACATCTACTCCGTTATGGTGTTTAGCCCGCTCTAGGACGGCTGCAAGTTCCCTAATAGCGTCCTTTACTGCGTCCTTGCTTTGGAATGTAATACTAATTTGACCCATTGATACCGCCCGCCTCTCTAATTGCAGCGTCAAACCTGCTTTTGTTGATTTGTATATCCAACTCAGGAATGCGCATTTTTAACCAACGACCGATAAACGGGGTTAGAGTGTTTGAAATACCGAACGTATGCAAAACGCCGTGATTGTCTGTAAACGGTACGCTCTCAATGCGTAGCCCGCTCTCATAGCGCAATTTTTCGATTAGATACTTAGCCGATACCCTAGCGCCCCTGTAGTAGAACTCTCTAGCTTGAAAATAGAACCAGTCCATAGCACGGTAATTTTTGCTTTTCCATTCCTGCCATAGTTCAATGACGCTCTCAGGGCTTAGCGGGTACTCATAACGTCTATTGTCATACATAGTTACACCTCTCTTATTAGCGGGGCTGTTACACCCCACCTATACTGTCCTACTCTTTCATATACGCCGTAAACTTAACGGGTATCTCAAACGCCATTTTAACGCCCTTTGTTTCAATCTCATTAACGAAATACCAAAGGTCATCGGGCGCTATCTCTTCACCCTCTAGGGCGTTTGTGAAAGACTTTTCCCACGCTTTGAGGTTGCCACCGTGTGCAGGTGTTCCAAGTTCCTTAGCTATCCTAGCTGTGTACTCTACTAACCACTGTACAGGCTCATAATTGCGGTTGATAATCTCGTAAATGGTATCAATGTTTTCAGCGGTGAACCTGTCTAGGTAGTCTGCCTCGTTCCACTCATTGATATGTAGAACGTTATCACGCTGGTAGTCGTGCCACATTTCGTTTACTTCTTCATCTATTGCGACCTCGTTGTAGCCCTCAATAGTGCCGTTTTCCTGTTGGCAAAAATCATAAAACGAAAATTCAGCCATGCTATACCCTTTCAGTTTGTCGGAGTTCCTGTAACTCCTTTGTTGAGCAATACTATACGGGCTTTGTTGCGAGTTGTCAACAACTTTCACAAAAATAAAGTGGAGGGCGTAAACCCTCCACAATTCCTACATATTAGCAGGTAGATATTCGTTTCCAGCCTCTATCTGACTTGATAGCGTCAATATATTTAGTCGGTTTATCGAATATCTTGTATTCCCAGTGACCGCCGTTAACCGCTGGTAGTCCTTGCTGTACTGCCTTTTGCGGTACTGTGACCCAACGAAAATGTAGCCTATTTTCATGCGCTAGACCGTGGCAACCGCTAGCGTTACCGCTACCGCATAGAGTAATAACGGGTTTCTCTAACTCTACCCCGTTAACGTACATCTTACCAGCTGAACGCCTTACAATATGGTGATTGTTCAGCGGGTAGGTGCAGCCACATACAACGCACCGTTGAGCCTTGATAGACGGCTTACCCATTAAAGGCTGTAAAATCGCTGGTAGAGTGGTTACTTTTGCCATTTCTAACACATCTTCCTAACGTAGACCGTATTAAACTCATAGCCAACTTCTACGGGCTTACCCTTTGCGTGTAACATCAAGCCCGCTACCGTGCTAATGGTACTCTCTCGGCTCTCACACGCTTTAGTAATAATAAGGTCGGAACTCTCTATGAACTGCTCTAGTAGTTCTTCGTACTGTTCGCACTCTGTCATAGGTAGCTTGTTCGCTGCCTTAAAACCTAGGTTATACTCGCACATAGTGACCTACCACAAATCAACGGGGCTAATGTTCAAGCCCTTACAGAGTTTCTTGAACACTCTTAGAGACGGCTCACGTTCACCGTTTTGTAGCCTAAAAACGGTAGTCCTATCAAGTCCGCATTTAACGGCTACGCCTTTACTGTTCAAGCCCTGTTCTTTCATTGCTTTTTTGAGTGTCTTTACATTCATGTTTAACCTCTCTCAATATCTTCTAGCATTTCTGCGTAACGCTCTTTTGTGCTGCGTTTCCTGCCTGTTTTGAACTCCAACGGATAGCAAACCTCTAGTACCCTGTTGTATATGCGCTGTTGCGTAATATCGGGCGTATGTACCAACTCTGAACGGGTTAGGTTGGTACTGACTACCATAGGTTTACGGGCGTTATATCGACCGTCAACCACCGCATAGACAAATTCCTGTGCAAACGGGGTAGTACGTTCAGCGCCTAAGTCATCAAGTATTAGCAAGTCGCAGCTTAACAGCTGACCCAATAGGCGCTCTGTAGCCCGTTTCTCAGTGGTATCTTTGAAAACGACTAATTGAGGTACAGACCTCATAATGACGCTTTTACCTGCGTCTAAAACCCTGTTAGCGATTGCGCAACTAGCATAGGTTTTACCACCGTCTGGACTACCAAACAGTAATAGACCGTAATTAGCGCCCTCAATGCACCTATTAGCGTATTTCTCGCACTTCGCTAGCTGCTCTACACCGTGCAGCCCGTCCGCTGCCTCAAATGTTTGCGCTGCCATTTCCTCGAACTGAAACGCTGTTTTAACCCTTGCAGCCCGTGCAGCTTTGAGGGCGTTAACCCTCTCAGCTGCCTCAGCTGCCTCATGCTCTTTAATCTGACAATCACACATAGACGGGTACAGTTTGCCATTATGTAAATAGGCTTTAGGTTTACCGCAAACCTCGCATATAGGAACGTCTACGCCCTCATATCCACCCAGCACATCAACCACGTTTACTCCTTAAAACGCACATTCTAGGACTTCTTGCGGGGCTTGCTGTAGATAGCTTTCAAACTTAGACGCTCTAAAAAGCGTCTCAGGTCTAAGGTACTGCCTCATATCGGTACGTAACCACTCAGAAGCTTTCACGTCTATTACTTTGATACAGTCCTCAACGGTGTACCCCTCGTTTAGACGGGCTGTAACAGGTTTAGAACTGCTATCACGTCTATAGTCGTATGATTTACCAGTAACCTCGTTCAAATGCTCTATAACGGCTCTCACGCCCTCTACGGGTGTTTCAGTGGTCGGTTTCTGTGTCACTTCACGTTTGCGCCGTGTAGTCACGTAAGAGTTGAACGTTACGCCATTAACAACCGTCTCAGACTTAACCAGTAAACCACAATCAACCAACCCAGCAAGCACGTTTGATACAGTTGATAGACTGCACCCTGTCCAATCGCTTATGTACTGCCTTGAACCGTGGAAACTGTGACCCTCTGACTGACAAAACCCATAGATTAGGGCGTAAATAATCAGTTCGTTTCCTTTCAGCCCTAACTCTGAACGCATAAACGATTGAATGACAATATAACTATCTCTATTCATCGTGCGACCTAGCAATATCGGCATAAACACGGTTTACCAGCGTATCAATTCCAAGTTTTGAAAGATATACAAGCCCGCCATTTTTACCGCCCGCACAATCTAAGCAAACGGTTTTTTTAATCGGATTGATATAAGCTACTTTATCTAGGTTGATAATAGTATCGTAGCCTCTTCCATCTTCAACAATCAGAAAATTGCTAGTCATTGTTACTACCTACGCTTGCTATAAACTCAGCAAAATCTCGCAACTGTTCGTTAAACGTATCAACTGCGTTTTTAATCGCTTTAGCTAGCTGCTCTGTCTCACTAACAGGCGTATGCGTAAGCTGATTAGGTAGGTACGTAATACTGTCTAACGTTGAGGTTTCAAAACAACGAATACACACGCTATTGACTGCCATATATTCAATGCCTGATACACGGCATTTACCCATATTTTTGTTGTATACCGTGTCTCCAACTTTGATAACTTGACCGTCTTTATCCAGCGGTAACTCAACCATGTTAGACGTGTCACACAATTCAATCAGACGGTCACGAACAACCTTACAATCTGTGTCCCAAGTCGTATTGTCGGGAATTTCCTCGCCAATAAGAGCCTCATAAACTTCATAATTTTCTGTGTAGTCGAACTCTTCGCTTATTCTCTCAGCGATTGCCTTACGCTCTTCTTTACTCAGCATTGTTCATCAACTCCTTATAGTGACTGCAAAGCTCACACGCTGAACAGTAATTGAGGCATTTACTATCCTCGCCTACTCTATGCTCAACGTAGAAACCTTTACCCTCTGCCTCAACTCTAGCGTTAGCCTCTTCCTCGCTATCGTAGAGTTTAACGGCTGTCTTTCTGCCATCTTTCATAACGGCGTACTTATCGGGCTTATGCCAACGCTCAACGTCTGAGCAAAGGGGTAAATCATCATCGCTCAATTTCTCAGACTGCTCAATTTCTGCAAACTTAGCCTTGAGCCAACGCTCAAACTCTTCTAGGTCTTTGTCGGTGAAGTTCCAGCCGATACGCTGCACAGGGTGCTGCGGGTAGGTATGGTCTGTCTTTGCTTTGGTCTTTGAGTGGTCTTTTAGCATTCCCACGATTTCACCACGGCGGGCGTTAAAGCCAATCTTACGCAGCAACCACACATAAGCTAGGCATTGAGTACGCCAATCATCGAACTCTTTATAAATGAATTTCCAAACGGTAGCGGTTTTGTAGTCGGTTACCGTCCCTGTAGCGTCATCGTACAAATCAAAAATACCGCTCAACTCATAGCCGTTTTGAACCTCTACAGAAAGCCAATTCTCTTTCAGTTGGTCGGCGGTTTCCTCGGACTGTTCCAAAATCTTGTGTACCGCTGAACCGAAAATAGCCCATACCATTTCTGAAACGTCTGTCTCGATTTCCTCGGAGTGTCGGCGCTGTAAAATTGCCTCTCTCGTACCTTTCAAAACAGACGTTACACTGTAGCGTTTATCTGTATATTGATAATCGCTAGTAGCTGCGTCTACAAAGGGCTGAGGTAGGTTTAACTCATTCGTTAGTTTCATGTTTTATCCTCCTATGATTGTCACCATTATGAAACTTTCTTGCCTTGTTCGTGGTAGCTTTGTAACGTGTAGGTTGACTACCTGCCTATCATCTTCATAAGCTACCCCGTTTAATGCGTCTAAAATCGCTTTTGCCACGTTGTCTATATCGGGTTTAGACGTGTCCAACTCAGCTAAAAGGCGTTTAGGTCGGCTCTTAGGCAACTCCCTGTGAATGAAGATTGATACACTCACCGCCCCGCTGAACTTCTTACCGCCCGCCTCTGTGTATGCCTCAGCTATTGAGCGCTCATACTTCATGTAACTAGCGGGTGTGTAAGCCCTGCCATATCCTCCACGGGCTGAAAATCTAGGACGGGGCTTACCTCTTACCTCGCCCATTAAAACAAACGACTGAAACATTAGAGGTCATTCAGTTCCTGCATACTGTCATGTACGATACCCGCCATATTTCCAAGGCGTTCAATATTTTTCTCAAACCTAGCAACAAGAAAAGCGACAACCTCATCATCATTACACTCACTAATAAGCGACCAATTTACAACCACCTTTAGCCCCGCTGCGACTAACGCCTCTAGCTGCTCACGCTCAATTTTGATAACGTCTTTCTCCACCGCTCTATCCTTTCTATGTACGCCCCGCCACCCTTTGCAGCGGGGCTACTTTGTTGATACCTACTATAGGGGCTTTGTTGCTAGTTGTCAACAACAAATAGCGTTCACAATTCCTACACAATTACACCCTAGAACGGGATATCAGCGTCATACATATCTACGTTATCGCTGATATCTGCCTGTGTCTGATACTGTACGGGCTTATCCTGCTTTGTAGACATAAAGGTAATAACGTCTACAATCACCTCAACTTTTGAGCGCTTTTGACCCTCTTTAGTTTCCCATGTTGACTGATGTAGCCTACCCGTTAGACAAACCTTTGTACCCTTTGCGAGGTAGTCGGTAATGTTCTCAGCCCTTGCACCGAAGATATTACAATCAAAAAAGTTTGGTACATCTTCCCATTGACCCGTTTGCGAGTTCTTGCGGCTGTCATTGACCGCAATACCAAAGGAACAAACGCCCGTGCCTTTGGTTGTAAAACGCAACTCTGCGTCTCTCGTAAGGTTACCGCTCAAACAAACTGTGTTAATACCTCTCATGTTTAACCCTCTTTCTTAACCTGTGTTAGCCAACTTGTAACAATTCCTACCGCTGCCACTCTCTGATTGTCTGTGTACTCAATCTGTTCAGCGGTTACGCCTAACTTTTTCATTGCAGGGGTGATATTCAGTGCCTTAATAACATCATCTACCGTTTTACCCCTCAGATTAGCGAACTCTAAAACCTTATTTTGTAGTGTTTCCTCTGTAACGCTCTCTACGGCTTTTTGCGGGGTGGTTTGCTGTGTTCTGCGTGTAGTAGTCGTTCGTGTTGCTGTTCGTGTCTTAGGTTGGCTCTCAGCGGGTCGATTGTCAAGTGCGTCTACCTCTTCCCCACTATCAACCGTAAAGAGACCA